GGGATGAACTCCCAATGGTACTTAACGCCACAAACAAAAAGCGACTCGCTAGGCTTGCTGGGACTCCGTATCTTGAAACAGTTAAGAATTTACCAGTCACTCTTTGTCAGGAAATGGACAAAGCTATCGGAGGCGGGCGCGACTTCGGTTTGCGAGTTTCACCAATCGCACCAAAAGTAACGCCAACTGGACAGGTGATCAAAAAGGCGTTGACTCCAATATCTGAGAATTGGGATGCCGTTGTCACTTGGGCACAACAGGAAGGTAATAAGATCGAGTCTGTTTGGGCTAAGTATGACGTCACCCCAGAAGATCAGCTTAAATTTAAAGAAGCGTTGGAGGAGAAGAAATGAAACTATTCTTTTTTGACCTTGAAACAACAGGGTTAAATCCTTCGAAACATGGAATCCATCAAATAAGCGGTGAGATCATTATTAATGGCAAGATTGAGCAGCAATTTAACTTCAACGTAAGACCAAACCCGCTTGCGATAATTGAAGAAGAGGCATTGAAGGTTTCTGGTGTAACTAAAGATCAGGTTTTAGCATATCAGCCAATGGAAGAAGTATATAATACGCTTATATCTATGCTAGGAAAGTACGTCGATAAGTTCAATAAGAAAGATAAATTCTTTCTGGTAGGATACAATAATGCAGCATTCGACAATCTGTTTTTAAGGGGTTTTTTTCTTCAAAATAAAAATAATTATTTTGGATCATGGTTTTGGTCAAGTTCATTAGATGTAATGGTTCTTGCAACTTTATTTCTTGCAGAAAAGCGTGCTGACATGGAAAACTTCAAGTTATCTACCGTGGCTACCACACTAGGAATAAAAGTTGAAGAAGAAAAACTTCACGATGCTAGCTATGACATTTATTTAACAAAATCAATTTTTAATATTATAACGAAATGGAAGTAGAATACGACCAGCAACCAACCATGCGAGACAAAGAGCTTGCGTGGAAGATTAAGCGATCAAAAAATATCACGTCGTCCTGCATCAAGAAACTAAGCACCGGAGGCAGAAAGAAAGGCGAAGAATTTGGACTTACATCCATTTCATACATAAATGAGATTGTTACCCAGATCATAGAGAATGACATCATGGACAATAATGAGCGTGGTGAAATTTGGCAAATGCAGTTTGGTAAGGATAACGAACCTTTGGCAATCAATTGGTGGAGAGAAAATTTCATGGAAGAAATAAAATGCGGATCGACCGACTTCGATGAAATATTATTTCTATCTCCATTCGAAGGATTTTCAGATTCACCAGACGGACTTGTTTATGAGTCAGACGAAACAGTTAATTGGTGTGAGATTAAATGTCCAGCAAACAAAACAAAAGCGTGTAACCTTACCGACGGATCGGCTACACTGGCTGATGTGGTTGACGAATATCGAGACCAGTTCATCGGGCATTTCCTAGGTTTACCGAACAGTGAACTTGGATATTACGTTATTTTCAACGCCCACGTCAACGAACTCACCGGTAAACCATATAATCGCGGTGTTCGCTTTATTCTCAAACGTGAGGACTTCGAACCTTCAATTACCCAAACAGAACGAAAAATCGAGAAGGTTTATGAGTTTATCAAGTTGTGCGTTGCCGGAAAGTATAAGCCAGAAGACGTGAATGAGTGGTGGGGACTAAATGGTAAGGAGGAATAATTATGGCATGGTTAGCAGTTGATAAAAATGGAGATGAAATGACATACATGGATTATCCAGAAAGAAATATCAGTAAGGGTATGTTTGGAACTGGAGAGGCTCAGTATGTTTTTCTTCCTTCAGGTTCAATCGAAAAACTTATCGGACGTAAATTAACTTGGAGTGATGAACCTGTAGAACTTTTGCCAGAATGATTCAATCCCTCCTCTCTCAACACTCATCGCTTCAACAATTACTTGCGTCATGCGAGAATCTGATCAACGAAACCTATCGCCAATCAATTAAATTTAAGATTGGAGATGAGGTAGTACTTAATGGAAACCGTGGCGTTATTGCTGAAATTACCTATTTCAGGCCGATGAAAGTATTGATGTATCGGAAGGATGGGGAGTTGAGTAAGTCGCATCGGTTGGTAAAGAGCCTGAACGAAATCTCTATGCCTTAAGACATGACTGAAACTCAAAATAAAAAGAATGAGATGCTGCATGAATTGATGCATGAGATAAAGCCATTAATGATGGAATACGCATTGTGGTGGCAAAAGAACGTTCGCTGTTCGGAGATTTCAGATCATTATTCCATTAAAGGGAGATGGACGATGTGCTATAAGAAAGAACAAGTGCTTGAAATGTTTTTAAAAACAAAAAGCCCAGACTACTAATCTGGGCTTTCTTTTTATAAACACTCTCGTGTCAGACATGCGATGCTATCACATGCGGGGTTACTTCCTAAAAACCTTCAATAGCTTCTTAAGCTCATCATCATTCTTCTCTTTCATTTTCCCTTCGTTCATTTTTTTCGATACGAGGAATTTGATCGCTTCATTCCTATTATACTCGGTAGATGCGACTGGTTCAGGAGTTTTCTCAATTACTGGCTCAGGCTCTTGCTCTACCACCTTTTTAGCTTTCACTGCCGGATAGTACTCAATTATCTTCCTTACCGCTGACATCGGCTGCTTATCTGCTACTATGCCTCCATTTGCGAATATCACGTAATCTTTGTCGCCACTGATTCGTTCTACTAAAGCGATACACTTCCCTGCCGGAGAATTACTCGGTATCGGAAGTTCCTCCATCTGCATTATCGTTAGCACTTGATTCTTGTTCATTTTCTTTTATTTTTTGGTTGTTTAATCTGTTTACTTCGTTTGGTGAAGCAAGGTAGTGTGTTTCTGCTGCTGTTTCGACCGAGATAGCTCCGGCAGTCAGCGACTCATTTACCAATCGAACCTCCTCTGCAATATTCATTGGAACATAAATGTCAGGTTCTGAAATAACTACGAGTGATTTGTAGTCAAGCGTTTTCTTCTCTTCCCTGCCAAGTCCTTCTTTTACAATGGAAACTATCTTTTCAAGTACTGGCTGCCATCTTGGTCGAGCATCAAGAGCGTACTGAATAGCATCATTGTAGAGATTCTTAATATATGCACCTGACTGATCTCCCCCTTTCAGTAATTCCATGTCTATAACAACTGTTCCGGTTATCCGACAAAGCTGTTTCCAGTATTGATCAAACTCGAATTTCAATGCGGCAGACATATCATTTTGCTCCAACATCTTCGCGTTCGATTCAGGGTTTTCTGATATAATAACCTTGCCCTGACTGGTCTTTGGAGGTAATACCTTAACATCATCACCTGCTAAAAACATTATGCCAAATGAGAAGTAACTGTTTGATTCTCTGATGTCTGACAGCAATCTTTCAATCTTATTTATCAGTTCTTGGCCTTTACCCCAAGCCACATCGTCTTCGCGATGGTAAGCTACTGGAATTTGAAGGAACCCATGAGGCTCAGTGTTTCCGATTTTAGTCCATGATTTTTTATCCAAGATGTACCTCGAAACGGTTCGATCATCATACACGTCAATCGTATCCATTGCCTGATCGTATCCTTCATGAACCGTATAGTACCTACGAATAAACATCTCCATATCAACTCCATTCGACTTGTAAACAGGAATTAGTTGATCCCCATTAGAATACGACCAAACCTTATAAGCCAATCCAATTGACGTCATAAAGAAGTAGATCGCCCCATCTCCGGTAGTCAACGCTGACTTAGCCATCAAGTAGAGTGCAGACGAAGCGTTTCGCTCAGTCCAATATTCTTTAAATCGCATGAACATGTCGGAGTTTCCGTCACGTCTCGATGTAAATTTAGGCTTATTTGCCCAAAGATGTACGCATTGTTTTGTGGCAATCATTTGCTGAATAGCCATCGAGACACGAGCAACCTGAGTTAGTGTTTGAACTTCCTCCTCAATCCCATCAGCGTTTCTTACAATGGACTTAATTATCTTGTCTGGATATATGAATGGGTTGTTTATGTCGTGTGATTCTGGATTAAGTTCCGCTAAGAAGGTATCTTGTGTGATTTTCTGAAACTTCATTGTGGGGGCTTTCGCATCATCCATTTGATATGAATACGATGGCGAAGATGCTATATATTGTAGCTTTACCGGATTCAGTGCGCGAACAAATACTTTTTTCTTCAGTAGGTCTGCGTTGAAGTCTCCTTGCTCTGCGAATGTTTGTTTTTTAGCCATCCTTGTATATTGTTTATTCCCCTCCTCCTCTCAACGTCCCCCCGAAAATGCTTTTTATGAGGTAGTTGTAGTTGGTAGAGTCGATTTTGTGATCTGGGTTGTGTACGAAAATATCT